TCAGTTCGTGCCTCTATCGAGCTTGTTAATCGCCCCTTTTGCGAGCCTTCTTCGATCTGCTGATCGTGTGTAGAGGGAAGCCATCGCACCACCCTGCCAACCAAATAATGCCTCCAGTTCGGCAACAGTTGCCCCGGCATTAGCCGCTCGTGTTGCGCCGATTTTACGGACACCATGTGCAGACTTCTGTACGCCTGCTTTTCTGCAGGCCTCCCGAAAGACGTTGCCAAATGATTCCTTGGTCAAAGGCTGCCCTTTGTCTCCGCAAATGAAAGCCAGATCACCGGTTGGACCTGCATCAAGGGTTGCTTGAAGCGTCGACAAAATCGGTATCGTAACTTCTATCGTGTACCGACTTTTTTCCGTTTTGATTGAAGCGACACCGTCACGCACATGCTGCTTGCCTATTCGGACCGCGTCGCCGCGTCTCAACCCTGTGTAGAGGATCACATCAAGCCAGACACGCTCCTTCGTGCCAATGGGCCAGCGCTGCTCATACTGCGCGACCTCATCCTCCGTCCACACTTCGAAGCCTTCACCTTTCACTCTGGCTATATTTTTCACTCCAGCGGTCGGATCAACTTCGATCATTCCTGCGTCGAGAGCCCATCGGAAAACCCCGCGCATGGCATCTAGAAAATTACGTGCCTGTGCTGGGGTTGACGCTCGTCTTTCACGTCCGGCGACCATGTGGCTTCTGGTGATATCTGCGAAGCGCTCATGGCCTGATTTATCAATGACGTGCTTGAAGATGTTTTCCCGCTGTCTACGGGTGGCAGCAGCCAGGGTCAGCCAAGCGCTCGTTTCTCTGTAGCGGGTGATCAGCCACTCTAACGTATCAGATTGTGCCTTCTTCGATGCGGGGCTTTGTCCAGAGATTGCAGCGTGATAAGCTTCGGTGAATTCGCCAGAACCGTATTCACCCGGAATTCTTATACGCGGCCCGTCGCCCTTGCGGACATACCACACCACTTTGCCGTGACGCGTTCTTTCACGCATTAGGTAAGGCGGTCGGGGGCGGGTCATTTGTAACCTACAGCACGATCTCCCGCTTGTGCTCAATCTTCTCAGACTGGCTAAGCGGGACTGTGCTCTTGTCGAGGTGAACCAAGAGTGTGCCATCAGGGCGGACTTCCACATTGACCGCGCCAGCCTGCTTTGCAGCGCGAATTGTCCGCGCCACATCGGCCTGAGTGACGATTGCAGGACGCCTACTCATTCCCCAGCCTCCAGAATAGAGAAAGACCGCTTCAGTTCCGCGTCACTCACAGCCAATGGCTTTGTGTCTGTGGTCATGCTGCGATTTCCTCAATTGCTGGCCCGGCCCATTGCTGTGCGGCTGCGTTCATCATTCCGGGGAAGCTTCGGCTTCTAAGCCGTGCTCGCTCCGGTCCTGGTGGCATCCGGTGCACCCGGTTCCATTGTTTCCATTCGTCCGAGTTACGTTCCGGCTCGCCCAGTTGATCTGTTGCGGTAAGTTCAGGCAGGCCGCGCAGATACCAGCCGGTTGCCTTGTATTCGGGTTGCCCGAACCAGAACGGCTGGACCATCTGGGGCGCTGGCAGGTCTGCCGGCATGCGATCTTTCGCAAGGTCGTTCATCTCCGGGTTTTCGATGGCAACGCGATCAATCGGTGCATTCCAGCAGGTGACGAAGATATCGACGCCGGTTTCGAATTCGTCCCGCATGCTTTCCCATGTCCTGCCTGCCGGTAGCTTGCCGGGTGGCGTCCACTTGCCGGGGCCACTCATCCAGCGTCTGCCGGACCGGCAAAGCCGGGTGCAGGGCGGATGCATGACTGCCAGCAAATCCCATCCGTCATTCAGAATGCCGCCTCGGATATCGCAGACGATATGCCGGTTGCTGCCGTCTTCTGCGGGCTCCAGATCACATGACCAGACATCATGCCCCAGTGCTGAAAACGCGCGTCGGGCAATGCCAGAGGTTTCGCAGCCGATAAGGATGCGGAGCGAACTCATTTGCAGCCACATGCAGGCTTGGCTTTCGCCTTGCGCACCTTCTTTTTCGCAGGGGCTCTCTTGACGGCAACCGGCTTCAATGACGCTTCGTAAGCGGCCAGCTCCTGATAACGTCCAGCTCTCGCAAGATCGCAGCGGACGCCTTTGAGCATAAGCGTTGCGTGTGCTTCTCGGATGCTGCATTGTGTGTAGAGCAGGGCGCGGTCGTTGCCGATGGCAATGATGTTTCCTGCGGCCTGGCCTGATCGATATCCGACTGTTGGCAGGGCAAATCCGAGCGCGCCGAACGGTGTTCCGACCGATACCGCATTCGTGTCGCCATTGCCGCTGATGGACGGCGCGACAACCGTGACGTTTTTCGACGTGACATTTACGCCTCCGTTGTTGGCTGATGCGGCAGCATTGCCTCCGGTCGCATTGGCCGACGCGCTCTGCTGCTGGGCCTGACCCTGACTTTGAATCTGCGCCTGGTGCTGAGACTGTTGGTTCTTGCTGAACCACTTCTGCACCAGTGTCTGCTTGGGCTGCTCGACAGGCTTGGGCGGATAGTTCTCGGCCAAAGCCGGGGATGCCAGCACGATGCCGGTAAGGATGATCGCGAGCCTCATGGCCGGCCCTCCGCTTTTGCGATAGCTGCGCGGGCTTCCTCTGCCACGGTTTGAAACGCGGCCAGCCTATCTTTCCCCGGCTCCATCCTCGCAGCGTATTCAAGCCTTTTTGCTACGGCTAGCAACTCAAGCGCAGCGCTTGCCAACGTGATGTTTACCAACGCTTCGGCCATTAGTGGATAATGTTCTCTAACATGACCGTGCCACGATGTTTTCATGACGTGGACGCCATCCGCCCCAACAATCGTAAAGCTGACATTAGTTGCGATGATTTTCCATGGCCCCGGCGTGTGCTTTGCTTGTGTCATGGCTTTGCTCCTGTGCGAGCTGGACGGTTGTTGAAGCCAGCCAGACCGCAGAGAAATGCGACGGCGGCGACGTATGGCGGGATGAGCAGGAGGCATGCGGTAATCATGGTTGCGTCTCCCTTGATGATTGGAATGGTCGGATGGGGATTGGGCGGCGGGACTTTGGCCACTCGCCACGGTGCTTGCGGCCTTTGCGATCAGCATCGGCCCGCAGTTTGTTTTCGGCTGAGGTCTTCTCTCGGTGGGCAGGGCGATAGACCGGCCTGAGATTGCTCTCGCGGTGCTCGCCACCGTCTGCCAAGGCCTTCTCGTGGTCGATGTCGTATTCGCCTTTTCGCAGCTTCCAGCCTGTGAGCGCGCAACAGCCACCAAACCGAAGGAGAACACGGTCACGCACGTATTGCGGGATCTGCGCATTCGGACTGGATCCGATCCATTCCTTCACGTCCCTGCCGCCGTGCGGGTTGTTGATCATGGGCGTTTTCATCAGCCGGTGACCTCCGGCTGGTTGATATCGTCCTCGGCGCTGAGGTTGACGCCACGCTCGGCTGCGAACGCATTTATAAGTTCAATCAGGTCGCTGAACTCTGCGGAATCCATATCGCTTGTGCGCATGCCAAGTGGGACGAAGCTGCCGTTATCGATGCCAGGCACCACGCGAGCCTTCCGTAGCGATGCTGTGAACATGTCTTTCCAGTCTTCGGTCGACAACTTTTTGCCGTACCATTCGACCTGTTCGGACACTTTCGTCAGCATTACCCAAAGCTTGGCGTTCTGATCGTTCGACCGGCGCGGGCCACTGAAGTCGACACGAGAGCCGTCAGCTATCTTCCAGGCCAGCTCTGCGATGCGTTCTCTATCTACAGGATGACGAACGACGAAAGATCTCCTGCTCATTGGAAATCTCTCAGTCTGCGATCTTTGATTTTTTGCGCGATTGTCAGACTGTCGTCGTCGCCGTCGAAGGTGCCGCCAGGATCAAACTCATTCCAGGCTTCCTCAACGTCTTCGATGCTTTTCGCCCCGGCAAGTGCAAGTTCCAAGTCTTCGAAAAACTGAGTTGCATTCACCTGATCATTGACGTCCGTTTGAGGCTGCTCACTGGTAATGGTTGGCGACGGCGGCTGCGTTGCAATCGTGGTTCGCTCTGCCGATGGCGGCGATGGTGGTGTCGGACCCGATACAGGCTCCGCTCTGCCGTCGTCCACTTCCTCGCGAACATAAAGACCGCCAAGAACGTCGGCGAAGACATCTCGCAGGGCAAAGGCACGTGCACGCATCTGCAACATTCGCTCAGGATATTGTTGCCATGGGCCTTGCTTGCCCCACAGTCCTGCCTTTTTGGCATCGGCGACAGAGAAGGTTCGCGTAACTTCATCGGGCTCATTGCGACGCTTCACTACACAACCGGCGACACGCGCATCGCCTTCACCGCGAACGGTTTCGCGAACGTATTCACACAGCCCTGATGCCCGGACCAAGGCCATTGCTCCATCGCCCCATATCGTTGGCCGCCCGTTGACCACCGCAATCCGCTGGAGTGACTGCATTGGCGTCAATCCGACCTCCATGCCTTGCATGATTGCGATCATGCACTTCTCTGGAGTGTCCATTCCTTTCGGCGCCATGCCAGCAACACAGACCGCCTTGCCCAGACGATAAGCGTCCTCCATTGATTGCGGGACAATTGCCGACACCCGGCCACCTGACTGTAATGCAGGCGGGCTCATTGAGGTTACGTTGCTCATGCCGCGCGCCTTTCCTCGACGATCTTCATGCCAGGAAGATCCACGCCAGATTTGGCAGCGCGATTGGCCAGGCTCTGGACAAGCTCCTTTACCTCTGCCCGGCCTTTGAGAGCGGCCAGCAGCGCATCGAAATCAGTGATCTGGGCTGAAACGAACGTCCGCAGTGCAACTTTGGCGCCTGTTCGCCCTGCTGACGAGTTACGTGCAGCAGCTTCTTTCTCGGCTTCATAGGCTGCTTTTTTGGCTGCAGCTGCGGCTTCATCCGCCTTCGCACGTTCGGCTTCGTTTTCGATAGCGCTCGCAGCTTTGGCAGCTTCTTCAGCTTCCCGACGTGTGCGTTCAGCATCTTCAGCTGCCTTGCGCTGCCGTTCACGCTCAAGCCGATCCTGCTCTCGCAGGAACTCATCCATATGCCGCTTCAAAGCGGTGGATAGATCCTTCGCCCCGTCTTTTAGATCGCGCCAGCGTTCGTCCACGCGACGGCCTTCGTCCAGAGATGGTTGCTTTTCAACCCTGTGCTGATCGGTGGCCTTCTTCGCGATCGTCGCCAAACGCTTAGACCAAACGGCAGCCTTGTCAGCGTCGTCTTGGGTCTTGATTGGCGACTTCAAAAACTCTTTTGCCATCTCGGCTTCGCCAAGATATTCGATCTTCAACGCTTCATGCGGGTCAGAAGCATTGATGTTGTGGCCCGCCATAGGATCGACATCAGATTGCGGCGCAGGTGGCTCGTCATTCCAACCTTCTCCAGCGCGGGCCTTCCGATAGGCTTCTTCCGTCACAGGCGTACGGCAGCACCATGTCCATACGTCATGTGGATCAACCATTTTGTCTCCGACGGCTGCAACCAATGTGCCGTCTTGAAGCCAGATTGCGACTGGGTCTAACGGGCCGTCCTTTCCACGCCGCTTCCGATAGAACCCCGGCTGTGGCTCGCTTTCATGCACAGGTATGTTGGGGGCGCGACCGATACCCGAAGGGTTTGCCAGGGCCGCGAAGTACCAATCGTAATCGCTCATGCGCATATTCCTTTGAAAATCTGATTAGGTCGCTGCTCGTAGGCATGCTTCTGCTTCGGCCCGGTGCCTGTCCCGCGTTAGCGGCTTGGCTACCGATTTCCATTTCCGCTCCACTTCACGCGGGTCGTTTGTCTGGGTGACAATGCCGTAGATTGCCTTGGCACCGGCTTCGATCGTTTCGTCTCTGGTCTGGTTGGAACGAGTGCCTTGCCCTCTATCCGGATCAAAAGGCGCTGTGAGTTTGCGCTGCGCTTGGAGGGCAAGATCGCGATCAATCACCATCCGCCTGGACCCTTTTGTGGTCGAAAGGCCAAGAAGCCAGCTGCAACAACAGCGATCACTGCCCATGCAGCCATTGCGCATGTGAGAAAATCGGTCATTCCGCTGCCACCAGTTCTTCACGGGCCGTGGCATAGCGAGCATCAGCCGAGCAAGCTTCACGATCCAGCTTGTGCTGCTCCTGCGTCATCCAGGAATTGCGAAGGCTTTCCACTTCTTCGTCGAGAAGATCGCAGACGAGGGCAGGGATGAATGCATCAGGACCTTTTGCCTTGACGACCTGCAAGGCCTCACGGGCGATTTCAAGCGTGACCTCTTCGAATAGAGCGCCTTGCTGCCTGAAAACCTGATAGGCATTGACCCCGCCGGTGGCGATCTCGTTTACAACATCGGACCGAGGTGAACCGCGCGGCGCTTCGAAGAAAGTCCCGTCAGCATCAACAGCGAAGTATGTCGCCGTAGCTGCTTCATCGACTTTGACGGGCTTGTATCCGAGTTGCGCCGAGAGCATCTGGAAGTTCTCTTCCATCGTCTCCGATATGTGCTTTGCGTTCGCAGGGTTGTCAGTCCAGTACAGAACCTCGGAAGCCAGCACGATTTCGAGAGCGCGGATTCGGACACTCACGAGGTCAACATTACCTGCTGAATATTGGGCCATCAGAATACACCTCCAATGCGGAAGGCGGCGATGGTGACTGCAAAGCCCAGGCAGGCGCCGAACAAGGCTGACACATACACAAGCTTCAACATCATGCGGTTGGCAGCAATCGCGTCATCAAGATCGCCGCGGGCCTCATGCAACGCATCTTCCAGTGTCTGTCGGTTTTGCATCTCTGACTCCATCGCCGGTGTTCGATGATGGATTTTTGCCACGTGGCAATTAATGTGTCAATAGGCAAATTGCCGATTGGCAAAAAATAGACGGTGCTATATAGCTTCGCAATGCTCAAGCGAAACGACACCGGCCAAGTGGCTTTAGAATTTTACGAAAAGCGTAGGATGTGGGCGGAATACTGCTCGACGCATGCTGGCGTAACTGATCGCGCTTTCCGTGTGGGCTTCTGGCTCTCGCGTAGAATGAACGGCGATGATCAATGTTGCTGGTATTCAGTCCCTAGAATTGCCAAAGAAATGAACCGCAGCGTTCGCCAGGTGCAGTACGCTATACGAGAATTGGAGACTGCGGGCGTGATGATGGTGGTCCCATCAAAGGGAAAGGCCAACAGCTATCACCTTCGTGCACCATTCATCTAACCCATGCGGAATCGTGCACCACTACCCCTGCACGATCTTGCACCCGAATATATAAAGGCAAATTCGTAAAAGGTTATTTGATTGATATAAGGCTCTGAGTTGAATCCATATACAACCGAGCGATAATTGCCTGCTGAAGTGGGTGCACATTGGGAGGCCTTGCTCGTTGAAATGTCTTTCGAACTCAACTCGACCATACATTTTGGTTCCAAGTTCTCAATGTCTCGCCATGGAAAAAGGAGAATGTCATGACGGTCGATAAGTCATCCATCATAGCCGATGGCATCACCGCGGAAATGGTTTGCGCAGGGACTAAAGTTCTTGATGAGATTGAAGGGGAAGTTTCTCAATCAACTCTGGCAACAATGGTTTTTGAGGCAATGCTGCGCGCTCAGGATCAGCAACAACCAAGTCGACAGAGGAAAGATATTGGATAAGGCTCTTGATGCTGTCAGACACCGATCGAATTGTTTCTAAATCGTCCGGAATGGGTTGAGATCCAGTGGACTTTTTATCCGCTTTGGCCATCTGCAAGCCACGTCTTTCGCCGGTAGTTATGCCGATAGCATGAACGTAACGGTTCCGATTTATTCGACAGCGGTCAAACATCAGTGAGGCATGATCCAAATGACCGAGCACCTCCTCATTGATGCCGCGTTTCTTGGCAAAATATTTGATTTTATCCCATATTGAAGCTGAGCTCATATCGTATGTGAGGGCCCTTGCATCGTTTTCTGATACACCTAAAACATCGCAAAATATCGCATTGGTCCAATATTCACAGACATTCCATTTAAAGACGATGTTACCCAACGCGTGCATTACCAATGGCGGTAATGCAGAGTTTTCGCGCACCCACTGGTCTAAATTCTCAGGCTCTAACATGGAAGCTTTCTCCCGCCACAGTCGCCATTCACCCGCGCCATTGGAACCATGCGACTACCCGACCGTAAACACGGACATCTCCCCGGGAAAGTTCGTCTGCGCCGTAGGCAGGATTGTCAGAGATGATCTGGATTTTATCTGAGCGCGGAATAAGTTTTACTCGTTTAATCACCAATCCATCACCGTAGTCCAAGGCATATAAGTCAGCAGGACTAGGAACGACGTGTGTGGTGTCGATAAAAACGAACGATCCACTTGCAAGTGTCGGCTCCATGCTATCACCGATTACCGGCAGTGCATGGATGCTCTTCATATGCCTCCACCCCGCTTTCACAGCCGGCGGGAAGCTCCAGAAGCCATCGATATGCTCAGAATAAATTTCGCCCTGATCATTCGCGGTGACTGTCAGCGTACTACCAAGACCCATACCGCCATAAATCGTGAGATTAGGAATGTCGCCCTTTTCTGTGTCTGCTACCGGAAAAGAGGCGGCATGCTCCAAATCTTCTTCATGGAAATCGTTAGAGACCTCCAAAGGCTCCACTTTCAGAACCTTGGCAATTTTAACAAGGTTCTCCAAGCTGAGACCACGATCTCCCTTCTCAATACGCGATAGGAAGCTGGTCGAGATCCCGGTCAATTCCGAGAGCCTCTCCAGTGTCATTTCCCGGTCTTTCCGGAGTTTTCGAACTTGGTTTGCCATAGAAAATAGCCTTTAGCCAATTGGCAAAAAATAACCACCGCCAAATGGCAAATGCCAATTGACAATATTATTGCCACATGGCAAATATTGACCATGAGGCTCGAACATTACCTTTCCCAGAACGACATCAAGCCATCGGCTTTTGCGGCTGAAATTGGCGTTGCACCGTCGACTATCACACGATTGATCAAGGGGGAGCGTTCGCCCCGCCTCGATCTTATCCGGCTAATCCGAGAGAAAACTGGTGGCTTAGTCACGGCTGATGATTTCATGGACGAGGTGGCGGCATGACCGAAGCCTTCGATCCGAACCCAAACGTTTTTGCTGTTGTTCGCGTGAAGGACGGGCAGACATTCGCGAACAGCCGTGACGTCGCTGCCTTCTTTCATAAGGAGCACAAGAACGTGCTTCAGAAATACTATGGGCTCGACTGCTCGGAGGATTTCAACCGGCTGAATTTTCAGCCCGTCGAATACATTGATGAAAAAGGAGAGACCCGCCGCTCCGTGGATATGACGCGCGACGGGTTCGTGTTCATCGCTTTTGGCTTCACCGGGAAGAGAGCTGCGAAGTTCAAGGAAGATTATATCGCCGCCTTCAATCAGATGGAGGAAAAGATCGCTCGCCGGGCGCAAATTCAATCTGGCCCCGCTCAAGGTTCTCTCGCTCTGGCGCTCGATACGAACGATAGCCTTTCGAACATTGAACGTCACCTTCATTCCATCAGCACCGGCCTCGGCGCAAAGATTGATACCGTCACTGGGGCAATCATAGGATCGATAATAAAGCACATCGGTCGACCGATCCTGTCGAGGCTGGAAGAGAACCAGCGCTGGAATGAGATGCGGTTTCAAGCAATCCATCAACGCGACAAGCTTTTGATAGAATCTCTTGCCGCTAAGCACGACGCCGAGGAATGCGTTTCGATATACGTGGCTCAGACCATGATGGGCGTTCCGACAAAGCATAGATCGCCTCGTCTTTCGCAAAACTTGTCCGCCAATGCCATCCGGTGGTTTGCAAGCCATGGTTTCACTCATCGCCCGGATAGAGCGCACGCCGCTGGGCCGTGGGTTTTTCAGAAGGCAAAGATCCATCAGTGGTGGGACGAGGCGGGCAAAGAGATATTCGAAAGAGCAAAGAATACTCGATCGGCATCAGTGATCCCCTTCGATAGGCGAGGTTCGTCGTCGTGAGATCAGCGTTCATATCCAACATAAGCAGATCCGAAGCGACAACTTCTCCTCCCTGTCGCGTATTGCGGTTTCCCGGCGCCGCATCGGTACAAGCCGGGAACTCTTTCAACCTCGCAAGAACACGATCAACGGCAGCGCCGATCGTCATGTCTTCTTCGGTGAGGTCATCTTTTTCCATGCCTGACTGAATGCCGCATGGCGGCAGGGAAGTCAGCGAAATTCGAAACAATAAGATTTCGGGGTATCCATGTCCGAGACACCAGATAAGTGGAAGCCCACACATGAGCAGGAGGCGTTTAAGAACGCTTTCGGCAGGGCAATAATTCTCGTCGGCAGTAACCGCAGAATGGCGGAGTTGCTCGGGATCAGCGAAGGGCAAGTCTCTCGCTGGAAGCACTTGCATCACAACGAGCATGTGCCGGCGGGTCTGCATTCTAAGGTTGACGCGGCGGCAGGCTACCCATGCATGCTGGAAACCTCTGCAGCGCTCTGCGGATACAGCATACGGCGCGAGGATGTCACGAGCTGTGATCTTTCTCTGATCCAACTGGCCGGCCTGGTTGCGGAGGATAGCGGACGTGCTGTTCGCACAGTCCTTGATGCAAAATCCGACATGATAATCACAGGCCGAGAGATGAATCTCATCGAGGCTGAGGCAAAGACTGCTGTCAGCAACATAAATCGAATGGTTGAGGCAGCCCGAGCCAAGCATGAGAGCGGCCAGATTGGCACCGTGGTGCGAATGACGGGAGAGGCGCGATGACTGTTGGCGCTTCTAACTATGCCCGTCAGCAGAATGACCTCTACCAGACAGAGCCCTGGGCAACGCGTGCGCTGATCAAACACTTTCCTGTGGCTGGCAAGACAGTGTGGGAGGCAGCAGCCGGCAATCATTTGATGGCCGATGTGCTGCGAGACGCCGGTGCTGATGTCGTTACGTCGGACGTTGAAACATACGATCGGCGCCATGATGCGATAATGGATTTTCTTGAGCCGCGTTTCAGCTACCGACTACCAAAGCACAACTCCATCATCACCAACCCGCCATATGGGCGGGGAAACCGTATCGCGGTGAAGTTCTGCAACTTGGCATTGGAGCGCTGCGACGGACTTGTTGCAATGCTGCTGACGGCCAAGTTCGATTTTGGGAAAACTCGCCTGCACCTGACACGGGATAACCCACGGTTCGCGGCGAAGATCGCACTGGTGGATCGTATCCAGTGGTTCCCTGGAGACAGTACCGGTACTGAGGATCACGCTTGGTATGTTTGGCGTGGGGCGGGCGATGCCACTTCACCTCCCGTGATGCTTTATGCCGGGAAGGAGGATGCATGACCCCTCCAACACACGCAAATGACGCCGATACCGTTGCTCCGTTTCAGCGCCTCGGCAGCGTCGTAAACCGGATCATTTCCGATCTCGACATGGATTTGGTTCATCAGATGCTGCTGCACAAAGCCGAGTTGCGGGAAGCGGCATTCAGGCTCCAGCAGCAGGAAGCACATGAAGGGTTAACCCAGCGCCAAGCCGACGCACTTCAGTTCATTCACGATCATGAAACCCGCACAGGCAGCGCCCCAACCTATCGCCAGATCGCAGAAGCCCTCTGCCTGAAATCTACCTCAGGCGTCCACCGCATCATCACCGGCCTTGAGGATCGCGGCGCAATCACCCGCGTCCAAGGCAAAGCCAGAACCGTTCGTGTTCAATATTTCAAGGGAGCCCAATAATGGCCAGAAGTGCAGCCGCATTCAATGACAGCCCAGGCATCGGGCATAACTCCGGCCTATCCCCAGATCAGCGTCATGCTCTGGCGCTTATGCATCGTCGCAAGTTCAAGGAAATCGATGCCCGCGAGAAGCTGATCAAGGCGGAGAAGCGTAACCTCGGCAAGGTAGTGAAGGTCGATCTCGGCGACACGGGTATGCTTCAGATCAAAACCATGATCCGGGCTGAAACCGAGGAAGGCCGGGAAGCTCTGGAAGCAGAGTTACGCGCTACAGCAGAAGCCAAATCGTGGGCATCTGGAGAAGATGGGCAGCTTGATATGTTTAGCGGCCAACCGAAACCAGATGAAACCCGAGCCTTTCATGAGGGCAAGATTGCCGGAATGGACGATGAGCCGCTCCGCAATCCGTATGGCGCAGGGACCGTGGACCATGAAGATTACGCTCGTGGCTGGCAGCGCGGCCATCAAGTCATGGAAGAAATACACGAAATGAAAGCTGAGCAGGAAGACTCGCTCATTGAAGGTCCAGGCCACGACGACGGCGGAGACTTAGACGAAGGGGATGAGGAATGAGCCAATCCCCCGATATAGCAAAGGCCGAAGATCCCAAGGCGGGAGCTTTCAGACCACTTCCGGGATGCACCCCAGTGCCTGTGCACCAAGCTGACGGCTGCCGGTGGCCGGTTCATCCTCACGGCAACCCGTTGAAGGAAGCAGCCACTTATTTCTGCGGTGCTGCGCGACCAAACAGGAAGCAAGCATACTGCCCTGAACATCAGGAATTGTCCCGAGGCATCGGCACACCGTCCGAGCGTGGAGCGCTTCATGTGGCGAGGGGGCTGAGCAAATGATCGTAATCGGCCTCGATATCGCAAAAACGACCGGATGGGCTCTTTACGACACCGATCGCAGTATCTCGGCCATTCAGGCTGGAGTCCTGAAGGCTGTAGGCGAGGATTTTGAAGATCGATCTGAATCGTTGGGCCGACAGTTCGGATTGCTCTTGAAGCAAGTCGGTCGCCCAGACCTCGTCGCGATAGAAACACCGCTTCGAACGCTTCCTCAGGGCAAACGTACAACGAAGATGATGGGTGAGAAGGAGATAATCGTCACGAGTGGCGGCGGCACCAACGCTATGATCTCTTCAAACCAGTTAGTCGGCGCGATTTCAGCTCTATGCGGTTGGAAGGCATTGCCCCGCGTCTGCATCCCGGCAGCTACCTGGCGTAAAGCATTTCTTGGATTTGCTCGCCATCCTGGCTGGGAGCGCAAGGATTGGAAGAAGGCCGTCCGAGAACAGTGTGCTCGGGAGAGGATCGTTGTCACCAATGACGACATGGCCGATGCCGTTGGAATAGCAATTGCCGCCAAGAACACACCCGAATTCAAACAGATCGCCTACGAACAAAGCAGGAGGGCAGCATGAACCTCCATGAGATAAGAGATAGAGCTGTCCGGCATCAGGTACATGCACAGGAGCAGATGCAGTTCCATCGCGAGCAGCAACTGGAGTGCGAAAAGACGGGCCAAAGCCTTGTGCCTGCGATTCAGGCAATTGACGCCCTTCTGTCTGCCCAGGCGCAGTTTGCTGAGACGATCCAAAACCTTCCCGCCCCTTTGCTGCATGCAATTGGCGCCACAACAGAGGCGGCACCTGAACCATCGAGACTGGAAGTGTTGGAAGACGCACCAAGGCCGGTGAAGAGCGTTGACCAATATCAAAGCAATCCAGAGCTGATAACGGCACCAGCCAAGCCTGCACTCACAGAGCCAGCCACAGACAATGACGTCCTTCTTATCATGCGGGCGAACCGTAGCTCAGATGGGCTATGCCTGTTGCGACCATCCCAAATCGCCAAAGAACTGGGCATGCATGTGGGTGCCTTGAACGTTGGCTCTCTGCGCCGCCTTGCAGCCACAGGCCATATCAAAAACCTCGGCGCTGGCCGCTTTCTCGTGCACGACAAGCTACAGCCAGAAGTTCAAGCACCAGAGCCGGAACCTGAGCAGCCAGCAATTGCTGTTCCTGTCGATAAGCCCGATCTCACGCCCGCTGCCCAGGCGAAGGCAAACCGCATTCTAGCGGTCTTCGAGAAAGAGCGAACGGGCTTGATTTCATCTGTCGAACGCGAGCGTCTCTACAGGCTGGCCGGATCTGCGCACCTGCTGAAAAAGATCACAAAGGATATGGAAGCGCGCGGCATTTTTCGCATGGCCCGCAATCAGGGCGGCGAAGCCAAGGATTTCATCAGCGTGGTATTCCCGCGGGCAACTGAGGCGGCAGAATGAACGCTTATCACCCAGATATGGCCGACAATCCAAGCGTTCCCTACGACATGCACAATGTGCGTGATGGGGAAGTCGACGCCGGCATCAACGTTGAGGCAGAGCAAGCGCTTCTCGGAGCAATAATGCTCAACAATGATGTGCTTGATCATGTGAGCTTCATCGAGCCACAGCATTTCAGCGAACAGATCCACCAGCAGATATTTGCCTGCATTCGTGGAAAGTTGGCTCAGGGATTAAGGGCCGATCCCATCACTATGCTGAGTGACCTTCGCACCATGCAAGTAGGCGAGATTAATGGTGTCGCATATGTCGCTCGCCTCGCAGGCGCAGCTTCAACCGTGGCAAATGCTCGCGACTATGCAATTGAGGTCGTGTCAGGCTTTGTAGTTCGCAACGGCCTCTCCCTCGCCCGCGACATGTGGAAGATGTTTGCGGAGAAGGGATACGACACCTCGATTTTGTCGATCATCAGCGACCTTGAGGAGAGAGTTGCAGAGCTTCGGGCCTTGGCACCGCAGGCGCCCGCCGACACCGACGTAGACAGTGCGCTCGATCGATTGCTCAGAAACATCGGTGAAGAGCCCCAGGTTAAACAGCGGGCTATCCCATTCCCATTGCCTGAGATTGGCACGGTCCTGCAGGAGCCAGGGTTTCAGGTTGGCAATCTGTATGGATTGCTTGGTGCTTCAGGTGAAGGGAAGACCTCGCTCGTGCTCCAAGTAGTCCGGTCGGCTCTAGATGCAGGTCATCCAGTTCTGTTGATGAGCTACGATCAGACGGATGAGCAGGTGCTGCGTCAGATGATCAGCCAGGCCACCGGCATATCCGTCTCGCAGATGATTCAGCGCCGCATCAACGACCACGAATTTCAGATGGTCGCCGATGAAGGCTTGAGGATCAAAAAGCTGGCGCCATTCCATGTGCGCTCTCTGTCAGATCACAAGATTGGAGCAATCGTGTCATTGACCAAACGCTGGGCAAAGACACTGAAAAAGATGGCACGACCCGACGGCTCTCATTGGGGCGCACCGCTCATCATTCTGGATCACAACCGCAAGGTGAGGGCCGAAGATCCAAGAGCAGACGCAGGTTCAAAGGCGGCTATCGTCAATGGTGCGGGCAAGGCCCTGGCTCGCGACCTTGAGGCAGTGGTGCTGTTCCTCAACCAGAGAAACGGCAAGGGAATGGAGCGGTATGTCCCAAGGCCGATTGCTGAGGATTTGTTCGGCGGTGAGCAGGCCAAAGAGGACTACGATTCCATTCTCTACATCTACCGGCCAGAGCGCTGGCGGGATGAGCAGTTGAGTGTAGCCCGTGATGCTGCTGAGGCCGGCAAGATCACTCAACGCTTCATGCTCAGAAAGAACTGGGAGGATACACCGCGCGACCCTGCTGGAATGGCTGAAATCGGTGCGATTAAAACCCGATACGGCGCAGGCGGCGTGAAAGAGTTCGTCAAATTCGAAGGCCGCTACACTCGGTATGTGTCAGAGCGCCCGACGACGCCGGAGTTGTTCTGATGCATTATGAGGTCGGAAAATCTTTCGCTTGGTTTGTCGCGTTTGGCCGCGGCTATGCTGCCGAGTACGCATTCCCAGGCAATCGCAGAACGAGGATGCTCAGCAAAGACGGCAAGATCGTTGTTTTCCCCACCTATGCCGAGGCGATAGCCGCCGCGCAGCTCAAGGTTAGGAAGCACTGCGAGCCAGATATCCGGGTAGATCGAGGCGAACAACCTGAAGAACATGTGCCAGCATTCCTAAATCCAGAGACATGGGCAAAAGAGCGCGCCATGAACCAGTCGATTGAACGCCGCACTGTTTTCCGCGGTCTGGGCAAAGGCTCAATTACTGTTGAAACCAGGAGGCGAGGAATATGAGCCGGAAACATCTTCCAAATCGCCGCCCGGCTGAGAATTGCGATATCTGGTTCCAGGGTATGGAGGTTCAGGTTTCCTTCGGCTGGACCGACGATGAACGGATCACAGAAGTTTTTGCTTCCACGAGGAAGGTGGGAACCAGCGTAGATACGATGGTCCGAGACACGGCGGTGCTGATCTCGATCTCTCTTCAATATGGCGTCACACCGCCCATTCTCGAACGCTCTTTGACCATGGACGAAACTGGCCAAGCGGAAGGCTTCGCTGGCGTCATCCTGAAGATGATCAGAGAGCGTGAGGCCGAAGTGAGGAGCGGCGTTGCTGCATGATCGATCCACGCGTTGCCTCAATCTGCGCCGAGTATGGCGTTGAGATCGTGGACAAGCACCGCGATCCAGAGCCGGGGCAGACGCGTGCCGGGAAAACACTTGAACGCATCCTCCGGCGATATGGCGAAGACCATTTCCGAATGCTCATGACAACGGTGGCCGAGACTGACAACACCAAGCGATATCTGGACGAGCCGGGTTTGTGGGCTGCCTCCGATCTTATCAGGGCATGCCGTGGCATCGTCGATACCCGAACAGCAGAATGGCTTGAACTCTGGGACAGGGCACCGGTGAGCGATTTGCAGAGGATAACCAGAGACTTATCTGGCATTATCCCGCAGCGATACGCTCTTGGTGGTATGATGTACGAAAGGATTGTCCGGGTTTTTGGTCCCGGTGCCGCGCAGCCTGATCTTTTCGACGACAGAAGGACGCCATGACAGAAGCTGAAGTCGCAGAGATGTTCATCCGAGCCGCACAGACAGAGCTCAAATTGCCCCGTACCGGCACACGGCCAAAGGGCTATGGCTCCTATGCCTTGCCTTATGTCCACACTCAGTCCGACATGAACGGCTGGGGGTCGCGGCCTGGGGAACGCGACCAGTTGAAGCCCGAAGATCGCGAACGGCATTCCGCACACAGGGCCGAGTTCTGGGAAGGTAAAGGCGCACGTGCGTCCACCAGTGAAGTGACAGAATGGCAATGCTGCCTCGACCTGACCGGAACGATACAAGATGAAAGTCAGCGCCGCGCGCTCTGGGCATGGGCATTCTCAAAGGCCGGGAAGGGCTCATTCAAGAACTGGTGCTTCAACGAGGAAGGCATTCATCCAGAAACAGGCAGACGACGAAAAGATCGCGCTGTTGCACAGATTTCGATCAACCTGTCCGGCACGACCGTCCTGCCGGACAATATGCGGGCTTTTGGGGTGTTGGCTGACCATGCCGAAAAAGCATACATTGAGTATACAATCGAGGATGATGCGTTAAAGAGCCGACGAGACTTTTCATGGCGCGCTGATCCATCGCTCAGACCACTATTCGACAACAGCTTACGAGACACATCATGGGCCGATCGGCGCAACGAACGGCGCCGCGTTCGGACTTGATTTGTAGATATTGGGGATTTTCAACTAGGGGTTTCACCTTCTGTTTGGTCGAACGTAACAAGCCATCTGATAAACCCGCTGACTTGAGATACCATAAAAACGGCCAGTTCTAGCGGAGGCTGCGCGGGGTCTTCTGTTCCAGGCTCATGCCTGTAAAAATGAGCGCCGTCGATCCAGTCTATGAAAGATGAAATTTGTTTTCGTGCAAGATTTTTAGCAGCCTCTTGTTCAGAGTATTTTACATCTGATTGAGGTCGAACATATTTGTTCACCTCTGAGCCGTTTAGCTGCAAAGCTTTCGGGAACATTAAACGAAAGAGTGCCTCGATCGCAAAGAATGAGTGCCGAATTGCACCTTTGCCGTCTGGTGGCAAACTGTCTAAGCAGATGAATGCTTCTTCATACAGTTGCCTTACTGAATTGTATCGAGGATTGCCCAGTATGGTGATCGTCGCAATGCGAGACCTTTCAAACTCTGAATCTTGTGTAAAATGGACTCCAGCACTGTCGTCGATCCTATAACGCACCTGCTCTTCCACGAATACCCTGCGAACTTGCGCGATGAACCTTTTTCGGTCTGCTTCTCGACGATCGGGATAAACGCTGCTTATGGAGTTCCACCGAATAGTAATGGAATCTAAAACGTCGCGTAATTGAAGTTGTCTCAGTATTACCGGCCAACTCGACGTATAGCTATGGTCTCTACTTAGCATAACGCCAAGTTCGCTTTCTAATTTATTGCCAAATAATGTGCGATCCTCAAAAATTCCGTAAATAATCCCAAGCCTATTTCGAAGTCTTTCACTGTCCGGAAGAAAATTGGGCTCCCTCAAATACACTTGGCTGAATCGTTGGCCTATTGGTTCGCTCGTCATACCGAATCTCATTTACTAAAGTTATAGAAGATCAAAAGTGGAGCGCGACGGCAAGCTTGTTGCGGCCACCGGACAACGAGCGGTGCTTTCATGACCTGCGCTCCCTGCCAAGCCCGCCGCCAAATGCTGGTTGATGCGAAGCGAACCGGTGGCTTGAAAGCTGTTGTCAAAGTCCTGCCGGCGGTTGGCCGGCACATTGTCAAACACCCGCCAAAACTGAAGCGAGAGACAAATGGCACTGACCGCCCGCCAACAGCGGTTCGTTGAGGAATACCTGATCGACCTCAATGCAACGCAGGCTGCAATACGGGCGGGATACAGTGCGAAGAACGCGGACGTAACCGGTCCGCGGATGTTGGGAAATGTTGGGATCGCAGCCGAGATCGCAGAGCGGAAAAACAAACACGCCTCAGAGCTCGATCTGTCGGCAGGTAGAGTGCTTCGCGGACTTCTTGAGGAGGCGACTCGCACCGGCGAAGGGTCGTCTCACGGGGCTCGTGTGAGCGCTTGGGGGCTCCTCGGCAAATACCACAAATTGTTCACAGACAGGATTGAGGCGGAAGTCTCAGGAGACATCACGATCACCGATGCCCGCTCCAAGCTTCAATCTCTCCTCGCTCGCCAAGCTCCCACCGGCGCAGCAAAGCGCGATACTGGCGGGGCTGACTGATAGGGAGTGCCAGGCGCTTCTTCATGATTGGCGATTTCTGGCACGGTCGAGCCAACTGCCACCGGATGGTGACTGGCAAAACTGGCTAATTCTTGCGGGCCGTGGGTTTGGCAAGACACGCACGGGGGCAGAGTGGGCGCGAGAGGAACTGAAAGCCGGGGCTACCCGTCTGGGGCTGATTGCTCCAACTGCCTCTGATGCTCGTGACGTTATGGTTGAAGGTGAAAGCGGTCTGCTTGCAGTGTGCTGGGCTGGGGACCGGACACATACAGGCGAAGCGTTGGGGCGACCTCAATATGAGCCGTCCAAACGGCGGCTGACCTGGGCGAACGGTGCCATTGCAACATTGTTCTCAGCTGAGGAGCCGGAGCGTCTTCGTGGTCCGCAGCATGACCGGCTGTGGTGCGATGAGCTGGCGGCATGGAAATACCTGCGTGAGACGTGGGACATGGCAATGTTCGGTCTGCGCCTTGGTGATAGACCGCGAACGTGCATCACAACGACGCCAAAGCCGAACCAGGTGCTGCGGGAAATTATACGGGACGCTCGCACGATCATCACGCGAGGCTCGACCTTCGATAATGCTGGCAATTTGGCGCCGACATTTCTGCAGGCAATCAAGGACAAATACGAGGGCACAAGGCTTGGCCGGCAAGAACTGAACGCAGAGCTTCTGGATGATGTGCCGGGCGCTCTCTGGACGCGGGATATGATCGATAGTGCCAAGGACGGCAGTTCGTTGCCAGACATGCAGCGCATTGTCGTTTCGATTGATCCATCTGGCACCGCGGGCGATTCAGACGACGGCGATAGCGTTGGAATCGTTGTTGCTGGCAAGGGTGTGGACGGGGCGGGCTACATATTGGCCGATCGCACCTGCAAGCTATCTCCTGATGGATGGGGACGGCGGGCAGTGGCTGCATATCACGAGTTCAATGCAGACCGGATTGTCGCTGAGCGCAACTTTGGCGGCGCGATGGTTGAGCACGTCATTCGCACGGTCGATGCGCAGGTTTCGTATACTGAGGTGGTGGCCAGCCGCGGCAAAGTCGTGAGGGCTGAGCCTATCGCTGCTCTTTATGAGCAGGACCGCATCAAACATGTGGGCGGGCTTGAGCATCTGGAAGATCAAATGTGCGCCATGACCGGCGATGGATACATGGGTGATGGTTCACCTGACCGGGTTGATGCCGCCGTGTGGGCGCTGACCGATCTCATGCTGACGGGATCACAATATACGTTGAATAATCTGTAAGGCTGGATCGAAGACATGAATGCTCTCAAGTTCTTCGACAGCCTGACGAATCTCATCACAGGTATGGGAACACTGAAGTCCAAGGGGCAGGCTTCGGTTTTTACATTTGTCCCGATGACCCCGGCGGAACTTGAGGCGGCTTATCGAGGCTCATGGATGGCCCGCAAGGCTGTTGATGTGCCAGCCATGGATATGTGCCGTGCATGGCGGCTCTGGCAGGCAGACAAGAGCCAGATTGAGCTGATAGAGCAGGAAGAGCGTCGGCTTGGTGTACAGCTGGCCACGCTCAAAGCGAAGACAATGGCCCGGCTGTATGGCGGCGCTGCAATCCTGATCAGCGACGGCAGCGTCAACCTTGATCAGGAGCTACGGCCTGAGCGTATCAAAAAAGGCGGGCTGAAGTTCCTGACTGTGGTCACCAACCAGGGGCTATCTGCTGGTGAGCTGGAGACAGATCCTCAATCCCACTGGTACGGCCTGCCGAAATTCTATCGCATGCAGACGACGAACGGAGAGGTTGTTATCCACCCATCGCGGATGGTGCGCCATATCGGATCGCCAAAGCCGGACGGGTTTGTTTCATCAGTCAATGACGGCTGGGGCGACAGCATTCTTGATGCGGTGAACCGTGCGTTGAAAGACGCAGAAGGCTCAGCTACCAACATCTCGGATATGACGCACGAGGCAAAGATTGATGTTGTCAGAGTGCCGGGCCTGATGTCGCTGGTATCGCAGGCGGATTATGAGTCGCGCTTTCTCAAGCGCACGCAACTGGCTTCGATGGCCAAGAGCATGCACAACACGCTGCTCCTGGATAAAGAAGAAGAATGGGATTCAAAGCAGCTTAGCTTTGCGACCTTGCCTGACGTGCTTGATCGCTTCCTGCAGATTGCGTCTGGCGCTGCGGATATCCCTGCAACCCGCTTTCTGGGCCAGTCTCCTGCCGGTCAGAACAGCACTGGCGAAAGCGATTTGATCAACTATTACGACCGGATAAGTTCAGGGCAAGAGCTGGAGCTTCGTCCGGCCATGTCCATCCTGGACGAATGCATCATTCGCTCAGCGCTTGGATCGCGACCGCCGGAGATACACTATCGCTGGGCGCCACTCTGGCAGCATAGCGAGAAGGACCGGGCAGAGATCAACCTCAAGAATGCCCAGGCATTCAACATCGACAGCCAGTCCGGTGCATTCGATAGCCAAGTGCTGGCCAAGGCTCGCTTTAACCAATGCGTTGAGGCCGGGACCTATCCTGGACTTGAAGCTGCACAGGCTGAAAGTGGCAGGGAAATCGGCGAGATCGATTTTGAACAGCCAGTTCCTGTCGATCGGGAGGTGGGCGATGCCGCCCGCCCTTTTGATGATGCTTATAACCCGCGCCAGCCGCGGGGAGGTGATGGGCGGTGGGTATCGTCCGGGTCACGTATTGCAATTCTTGCGGGCATGGCCGGGACGAACCAAGCCTCGCATGTCGAGTTTGCCTCAGTGCGTCGTCCTGCCGAATTGTCCAAACTTGTCGGCATTGACGTAAAGGGGTTCAAGCATTCGGTCAGCAATCAGGCCATCCAACACTCTTTGAGCAAGCATGGCGGCAAGTCTGAATTGTCACGAGGCCAGAAGCCGGTATCGATGGGTGACTTCGCTAAGCTTCCAGCAGTCATAAAGGGCGGAGCGTACGCACCTGCAAAGCAACGAGCATTCGGCCCGCCACGCGTGCAGATAAATGCTACGATTGATGGTGACCGTTACACATACGTGGCTGAGGTGCGGCGCGGAAAGCGTCGGATCGACATGGTAACGATGTGGAAGAAATAGACCGCGCTGCTCGATGCCGAAGCCTGAGCTGACACGTCCGAAACGACGCGCGGCTTACAATGAATATAGCGGGTATCGGACGAACCTTCAACCTTGCAATATAGCAGCAACTTGGTCGGGTTCTAGCTGAACACCATAACGCAAACTGGTTTGGTTCTGAGCATATCCGTTAACGACTATAAAAGAACCGGCACGTCCTTGGCTTTCAACAGCAATAACGTGGTCGGGATTTATGTAAGCCACTCCGCCAGACGTCTCAAGTCGGACCAAACGCATATCGCTTTCCTCTTCTAATTGTTGAAATATGACTATCGGAATTTTGGGCTTATGCAAACCTTCAACCTCGCCGAGCTCGTTTCTGATCGTCGCCGGTCATCAGTCATTCTGCCGCCCATCGCCGACAGCCAAGGCGCACAGTTGGAGTATCTGAGGGAGCTCAGAACAATGCTTCGGGGCATTGCAGCAGAGGTGAAGCAAAACATTCTGCCGGCAGCAGAGACTGAGTTGGCCACAGCGCGCGATCGGTTGCAGCGGGATATGAACATTCGCGCATTTGACCTGCTGGCTGCTGTGGCTCGCGGACTGGCAAACATCGCTGAGCAGCTGGTTGAACGCATTTTGCGAGCGGAAACCCGGAGACATCGCCGCAAGTGGTTACAGTCTGTGCGCTCTGCACTGGGCATCGATATTGCTGCAGTGGTGCGAGAGGAAGATCTGGAGTGGTTTCTGGAAACTTCGGTAACCAGAAATGTCGGCCTGATCCGAAGGCTGGCAGACGACACCGTCGCCGCCGTGCAGACGGCAGTGACAAACGCAATCTTGCGGGGAAGAACAGCACCTCAACTTCGCAAGGATCTGACTGGCCTATTCGGGATCAGCGACCGGCGCGCCAAGACAATTGCGCGGGATCAGATTTCGAAGGTTACGTCTGATCTGAACCGCAAGCGGCATGAGCAGGCGGGCATCACAGAATATGTTTGGATGACCAGTCAGGATGAGAGGGTCAGATCACTGCATCTCTCGCTTGAAGGCAAGGAATACAAATACGCTGAGCCGACTGGGGCAGAGCAGGGGCTTCCACCAGGTCAGCCGATCAACTGCCGATGCATAGCCAAAGGCATCATACGCTTTAACGGGATCAGGATTTAAATCTGGCCAGAACGTTGCTGAGATCAGCCGGCGTATTGATCTCTTCGTAGTGCAGCGCTTCGAGAGATTGCTTGTAGCTGGACGGCGCGCACCATTCGTAAAGCAGCAACTGCCGTTGCGTGGCCGTGTCTTCATGCCGCTTCAATGTGCTTTCAACGGCCATGACGCGCATCATCAGGTCCAACTGATGCTGGCGGATATCGCGCAGCAACTTTTCAATGCGGTCGAGCTGATCGTTTGACATTGGCCTCATCATACAGAGAAGCGAGGGCTTCGGCCATGAATTTTATCGATGCGGCGCCGATCGATGGCGTCCGGCTGACCGGTGACGGCTACCTCGTGGCTGAAGCTCGTGCCGTGCGTACCGGCATCCAGATTTACACTGGTGCTGAGGTCGGGAAGCCTGAGCTTGATAGGGTGCGGGTGTATCGCCCGGAAGCCGAAGTCTTCTCAGACCGCAGCCTTGCCTCCTTCTCGCACATTCCGGTCACGGATGATCACCCGAGTGTGGCCGTCACGTCTGAAAACTGGAAAGATTTGGCGGTCGGTGAGACTGGTGGCGAAGTCCTTCGCGACGGTCACCGAATGCGTATCCCACTTATAGTCAAAGATGCCGGCGCAGTTCTCAAAGTCAAAGGCGGCAAGCGTGAGCTATCTGCCGGGTACACCTGCGACTTGGCCTTTGAAAGCGGCACCACGCCCTCAGGTGAGGCCTATGACGCGGTTCAAAGAAACATTCGAGCCAACCACCTCGCCATTGTCCATCGCGGGCGGGCGGGAATGGAATGCCGCATCGGAGACGGTGCGGTTGCATGGGGCATTGCCCCGATTTTTGACAATGCACCAAAGGAGGGCCGTATGGCCGATCTACGTAAGGTGATGGTCGACGGGCTCCAGGTCGAGACGACCGACGCGGGCGCTGCTGCCATCGACAAGCTCCAGAATGACAAGCAGGCTATCGAGGCCAAGCTGTTGGATGCGGAAATCAATCATGCTGCGGCACTCGCCAGCAAGGATGCCGAACTCGCGAAGGCGCACGCTGAGCGCGATGATGCCAAGGCTAAGATCGTTGACGCCAGCGCCCTCGACGCGCTCGTACAGGGGCGGGCTGACCTCATCGATGCCGCCAAGAAGGTCGCTCCCAACATTGAGATCAAGGGACTCTCCGACGCCGCAATTCGTCGCGCTGCCGTAGTTGCAGTACGTGGCGAAGACGCGATCAAGGACAAGTCCGAGGCTTACATCGACGCTGCTTTCGATCTTCTACGGGAAGTCGAGCCAGCAGACGGCATGCGTGATGCCCTGCGCGGCGGCGTGAAGACCACCGACAGCCTCACTGTCAACGACGCATATGCACAGATGCTGGAGCGTGATCGCAACGCCTGGCAGGGCAAGAAGGAGTCTGCATAATGGCCATCCCGCCTGTCTCTTACAGCCGCGACACGCCTAAGGGTTATCCCGGCATGATCGCAACGACCGAACCGCACCACATCATCTCGATGGTCGTGGCGCAGGCTTCGGCGAATATCCCCTTTGGCCGGGGTGTGCTGTTCGGCACTGTTGAAGACACCGTTGCGCTGCCGACTGCCATTGGCAAATTCGCTGGCGTTGCTGTCGTCGACCGGACTATCCCGCATGAGCAGGGCGAGGCCTACAAGCCGTTTGACCAGATCAGCGTGATGAAGAATGGCACCATCTGGGTCACGGCGCTCGTCGCAGTCGCTCAGGGTGACGACGTCTACATGACGCCGACCGGAACCTTCACCAACGTGTCGAACTCCGACGCCAACCAGCTCCTTGTCGGCGCTGAGTGGGCCACGGTTACGTCCGGCGCAAATCAGCTCGCTAAGCTCCGCCTCGGCGTGACCAAGTAAGGGAACATCATCATGTTCGTCAATGACGCGCCCGCACTGGCGCTTAACTTCCTGCGCACTGCGCAGAACTACATTGAGCCGGGCATTTACGCCCGCGCTTACCCGGATTTTCAGTACCGCGAACTGGTGCCGGTCGACAACTCGGCGCCAGAGTGGACCACGGCCATCGACTTTTTCTCCATGGGGGATGACGTCGGCGAGGCTCGTGAGTTCGCGCCGGACGGCGACGATATCAACTTTGTCGATTTCAAGCTCGACAAGGGCTCAAGCCGTGTCGTCATGGTCGGCATCGGTTATCGCTACAACCTTCAGGAACTCGCCCATGCACAGGCATACGGTATTCGCCTGAAGGACGAGCGCGCCGATGCTGCCCGCCGCAAGTATGAGCAGTTCATCGATAACCTCGCGTTCGTTGGTCGTCCAAAGCTCGGAATGGCGGGTCTGATTAACACAACGAGCATTACGGCGCTCACCGCGGCGAACGGTGCTGCCGGCACCGCGACGTGGCCGACCAAGACTCCGGATGAGGTCGTTGCCGATTTCAACCGTGTTCTCGGTGTGATCTTCACTGAATCGAACGGCATCGAGACGGCTGACACGGTCCTGATCAGTCAGGATCGCTATAATTACCTGATCGGCCGTCGCCTCGACCCAACATCCGAGACGAACCTCTTGGATTACATCCTGCGAGCCAACGTCTACACGGCGCGCACCGGTCGCCCGCTGACCATCCGAGCAGTGTTCGGGCTGGAAACGGCTGGCGCTGGCGGCACTCAGCGTATGATGGCGTACCGTCGCACGCCTGACGTCGTGAAGATGCACGTCCCCATGCCGCTACGCTGGCTTCAGGCAGAGCAGCGTCTCCTGAAATTCGAGGTTCCGGGCATCTTCCGCACCGGCGGCGTGGAAGTACGCCGTCCGGGCGCCGCTCGCTATCTCGACGGCATTTGAGGAGGGCAATATGTCCAAACAGGTCACTCTCGAAAACCTGCTGCCGGGAGGCTTCGGCCTTCCGACGGGGCAGGTCATCCCAGGGCGCGGTTCCATCGTCGTAGAGCCGGAAATCTGGGAGGCGTCCAAGGATCATCCTGTGGTCGCGGCTCAGGTGAAGGCCGGCGCCATCATCGTCGACGGCAAGGGCAGGAAGCAGCCTGAAGCATCGGACGTTAGGGATGAGAACGGCGACACGCCGGAAATGGCTGAGATGCGGAAGCGTTTTGACGCCTCATTCGCCGCGTTGACAACCGAGTTGCAGGCCGAGAAATCTAAGGTCGGCGATCTCGAAGCGCGGCTTGCTGTCGGCCAATCTGAGCAAGACGGTCCGAAAGCACCGGCCAACCAGGCTGGATGCGGCTACGCCATTGCCGAGAGAGGACCGGGCTGGTTCTCCATCACGTTTGACGGCAAGGAAGTCACCAAGGGCCTCCGCAAGGATGCCGTCGAACGCTTCGAAAAACTGTCTGACGCGGATAAGAAGGCCTTTGTTCAGGCGAACAAGGCGGAGGCCTGACCCATGGCAAACGTCAAAAACGGCACCGATCGACCTTTGGCGCTTCCAACCGGTGGGATCATTCCCGCCGGTCGCGCTGTGAAGGTCAAGAACTGGGACACGTTGAAGTCTCACCCGACCATCAAAGGCTGGCTTGCTGCCAAGGCTGTGGAAGTCGAGGTCGAACGGTTCACTCCTGAAACCAAGATTGAACGGCCTCGGAAAGGCTCTTGATCTATGCCTTATATCATCCCGACCTATGAGCAATTCCTCACGCGCTATCCACGATTTGCGACTGTCTGTCAGGATCAGATCGATGCCGTGATGGAAGAAGCGGTCGGGGTGATAGGCCAGCCGGATCATACTCGGTGGGTCGAACGCGATTATCAGCCGGCGATCATGCTCCTCACTGCTCACCTGTTGACGGTTGAAGGCATGTTGCCGGGCAATCCCGGCGCTGTGGGTGGCGAATATGCTGGCCCAATCACCAGAGAGAAGGTCGGCGAGGTCGAGACGACTTACGGCGGCGCTGGTGCCGGTAGCTCTGGTTCTGACCTATACGATCCATGGGGCTATTCCAGCACTGTTTATGGGCGGCGGTTTCTGCTGCTGATGCGAGCAAACTTCGCCGGGCCATTGGTGGTGTGACGTGTTCAATGTTCAAGTTGAGCGGCGAGAGCACCACAATATCTTGCACCGGGTGTTTGCACATTCGTTTCGTGGGTCGCATGTAAAGGTTGGATTTCCTGCCGGGGAGGCAGGAAATGACACCATTCAAAAAGCGATCTGGAATGAGTTTGGCACACGCGGTGGCGGGTGGGGCGGGCCGATTCCGGAACGACCGTTTCTGCGTAATGCTATGCGCGCCAACCAGAACCGATATCGCGAGGCTATGCGTCACGCTGCATATGAACTGCTGCATGGCGGCACCAGCCTGCATGCCATATTGGCGCGGCTTGGCGGCATGGCCCAAGGCGATATTCAGTCCGAGATCACTTCGCTATCCAGTCCGCCGAACAGCCCAGTCACGGTCAAGCTCAAGGGCTCCAGCAATCCGCTTATAGACACGGGCGCCATGCGTCAGGGAGTCACGTGGAAGGTCGACAATGCTTAATGTTCGGCGATCCATAAACCTGCGCACAGGCACTATGCTGGTTCACATACGCCGTTTCGGCGGCGGATATGTTGACGGTTACTTTGTGGACGGTCCCGAAGTCAGAGAAGAAATCATCGGCTCTCTGCAGCCGCTGTCCGGCGATGAGTTTCGCAATCTGCCTGAAGGGTTGCGAAACGAGGCAAAGGCCAAGATTTTCACAGAGGCAGGGCTGCAATCCGACGATGAGATTGTTGATGGAGTTCGCCGCTACAAGGTTTTGTCAGTCGATGACTGGCAAGCATTGGGCGGCTACACCAAGGCGATACTTGGTGAGCTGAGGGCATCCGCATGACGGAAAAAGAAGTCCGCGATGCTCTCCAGCGGTGGCTATTTTCAATCATGGGTGTCACCGTCATCCATACCTACCAAGGCGGGACGGAGCCGGCAGAACCATATGGGGTTCTAAATCTGACCATGAGCGATGCGCTTCATCCTCATGCGATTGTCGATGAGTTTCGACAGATTGATGATCAGGCCTATCAGGCGCCGGTGCGCGACTGGTACTGGCGCTTTTCCATCAACGTTTACGGCCCGGAAGCAGCCACCATCCTTCGCAGGGTGAAGACGGCCGAAAAGATCGAGACAGCGACCGCGCCCATACGCCCGCTTATCGTGCATGAAACAAGCCAAATCCGCGATGCCACAGAGCTTCTCAATGAAGAATGGCAAACGAGGGCTCAGATGGATATCGAGATCCGAGGCATCCATCGTGATGCCCTGCCGATCGATACGATCGAAGAATACAGCTTCAGCGTAGATCGCGCCTGAATTTCCAACCAGAACGCCCGCCGAGGGCACAACGTGAGAGGACAGCTCGCTCATGGCGAAGATCCCGTACTCGCGCGTCGTCAACGTGACCCTCACGCGGACCGACGCATTCCCCAGCCGCCGAGGGTTCGGGGTGCCATTGTTCCTGACCCGGGTAGCCAAGACTGGCAAAGTCGATGCCACCCATCGCACAAAGGTCTATGGCTCGATTGATGAAGTCGCGGCAGATTGGGATACCACGGACGAGTTCTATCAGGCCGCAACCTTTGCCTTCGCCCAGAACCCGCGTCCGATCCAGATCAAGGTTGGATATTACAGCCCCACGCCGGTGGCTCCTGCTGAAACATTTGATGCTGCAGCTCTTACAGCGCAGCTCAACCTCATCGAAGATGCTGACAACGGCTGGTACTGGCTCACTATCGATAAGGGCCTTCGTGATGTTCCGGCGATTGACGGTCTGATTTCCTGGACCGAAAGCCGCAGGAAGATGGCGATCATCGACAGCAACGATCCGCTGTTGCAGAACCCATCGAACACCACCAACGTCGCGGCTCGCCACAAAGGCACTGTGGAGCGCACGGCGGTCTTCTATCACACCGATGAAGATATTTATGGGGCCTTTGCTCTGGCAGCCTTGCTTGGCACATTCAACTTCGACAACAGCCAGTCGAACTACACAGGCAAATATAAGCGGCTTCGGGGAGTGCCGCCGGTCAATCTGCCATCATCTGCAATCCAGGCGATCTCCGGCTTCGTGCCTCAGCTTGGTCAGTCTGGGCCAGCCGGACACATGGCTAATGTGCAGATCGACATCGGCGACAAGATATTCGTGGTTGAAGGTTCGACCCTCACCGCCAACGTCTTCATCGACGAAATCCATGTCACAGACTGGATCATCGCTCGGACTGAAGAGGAAGTGCTCGGCATCTACCTCAATAATAATGCCGTTCCTTTCGATGATGGCGGTATGGAGCTTTTGGCCAGTGCACCGCGCATTGTAATGGGGCTGGCAGACCGGGCAGGTCTAATTGCAATCGATCTGGATCCGGAAACTGGTGAATATGCGCCGAACTACACGGTCGATGTGCCAAGTGCTTTCGATGTGCCAGCCAGCCAGCGTGTTGCCCGTGTTGCGCCGAATATTCCGGTAACGTTCCGCTATCGCGGCGCGGTGCACTACTCCACCATTAACTACACGATGAACTTCTAAGGAGGCCCATATGCCGCAGGTATCAAGCTACGGCTTTGGGGCCGTTGCAGCCACACTCGATGGTCAGCCAGTTTCGGGTTTCTGGGAGGGTGATGACGCCCTCGTCGTAACCCGCCGTGATGACATAGGCACGGAAGTTGTCGGCGCTGATGCATCGTTCCTGTTCAGTCAGAACATGAGCCGTGCAGCCACGATCACCCTTCGTCTTATGCACACCAGTCCAACGCACCGCATGCTGCTGCAGAAGGAAAAGCGTCAACGCGCTCTGGCCGGTGGCCGGGGCTTCCCGTTCGACTTTAAAGACAAGTCCAGCGGCGAAGGCGGGTCTACCCCACAGGCATACATCAAGACCGGTCCGGATAATTCCAAAGGCCGGAACGCTGCTGTGCGAGTGTGGGTGCTCGTTTGCGGCGACTGGAACGAAATGATCCCGAACGGCTGAGGCAATTATGGCTGAGAAGAAAATTGGCGACCGGACGTTTAAGGTCGATCCACCATTGGCAACTGTCGCCATCGTCATGCAGGCCCGCCTCATGAAAGCGGTGGGCCCAGCAATCGACAAACTGCCCGACATCTTTGCAGGCGCGCGCGCGTCGGAAGGAACGGCGGAGAAGGATCGTGGTAACGCTGCCGCTGTGCAAGCTCTGACAGGAATCCTTTCCGGGCTGAAGCCTGAAGACGTTGCAGGGCTCCTGAAAGACCTCACGGAAATGGCTCTCATAAAGCGTCCGTCCGGCCATTATGAGCCGGTGGACTTTGACGGGGATTTCTCCGGTCGCCTGGGTGAAGTCATTCCGGTCATCACCTTTGTAGTCCGCGAGGTATTTGGCGATTTTTTCTCCGGAGCCGTGGCGAGTGGGAGGGGTATGGGAACAGCCGCGGCTTAACCCACAGCGAACAACTTCGCGCCGCGCCTACATTGAACATGTATCTTTGGCGGCCAGTTCTCTCGGAGCCGCCAATATACAGCCAGCGTGATCTGAAAGAATGGGTCACGCTATCCGATGTGATGGACGCTCACGAGGCACTCAATCTTCGTGGAGCAATGCAAGCCCGGGCTGCCGAAAAGGATTAGCGTGTTGCTTTCTCCCTTACGCCCTTTACACATAGGGAATGGGTTGGAGAAAAATAATGCGGACTGGTCTGATATTCATTGCGTTTTTCGCTGTTGCCGGCGCTTCAACAGCGCAAGAGGTCCGGACCCTCTCAGGGTTGGATTTTATGATTATGGCTCCAGAGTTGGCGGGGCAACGAGTGCGGATTGAAGGCGGCAGAGTAGATGATGCTGCGTTTGACACCACTATGCTTAGATTGCCAGGCGGTGATGTTTTCCTCAGGCCACCATGGATAGATCGGTCAGATTTTAGGCACCTCATTCCTACTTGCGTTGAAAAGCACTATCGTGCGCCAGAACAGGATGATGCGTGTACGATAACGATTGAGGCTATGGTGACCGGCGAATCCGTCATGGAGCGACCGATCCTAACGGACGTCAAGTTTATCTTCGAATGATCACTCGGCCTGACGCGAAGTCCTCTGAGTAGTACGCTTGATCATAAGAAATCTATAGGCTGACCTCCAACGAGGTCGGCCTTTTTTGTGAGGCTACCATGATTGTCGATGAACTTGTTGCTGTTCTGGGGTTTGATCTTCGTGGTGAGGCCGATCTCAAGAGGTTCAATGACGGGCTGAAAAACGCTGAAGGCAACGCACGCGGCTTTGCATCAGCGGTTGCTCGTATAGGTGCCGGTGTGGCGGCTGCCTACGCCGCAATAGGTGGGGCCAATGCCATTGGTCGCGGGATCAGCAACTTCATAACCGGCATTACATCGACAGGCCGTGAGTTCGAGAATTTCGGCGTCCGCCTTCGTGCGCTTGAGGGATCATCCGAGGCTGCCGAAAAGGCAATGGGCTGGATCAAGCAGTTCGCTATTGAAACGCCACTTGAGCTTGATGAAGTGGTCAATGCCTTTGCGAACATGCGCTCGTTCGGGCTTGACCCCACGAATGGTTCGCTGCGTGCTATTGTCGATACCATGGCCGCTACCGGTGGTGGCGCAGACAAACTGAACGGCATTGTTCTTGCTCTTGGACAAGCTTGGACGAAAGGAAAGCTTCAAGGCGAGGAGGCTATGCAGCTCTTGGAGCGCGGTGTTCCAGTTTGGGAGTTGCTCTCAGAGGCGACTGGGCAGACTGCGGCTCAACTGCAAGAGTTGTCATCCAAGGGAAAACTGGGACGGGAAACCATCCAGCTCCTCATTGATGCTCTCGGAAAGAAATATCTCGGTGCCTCTGAGGAAGCTGCCAAGACCTTTGACGGCATTCTGTCAAACCTCTCAGACAACTGGAAAAACTTTCTCCTCACCATCTCAGATGCTGGGTACTACGACGATGTTAAGCGTAGGCTTCAGTCATTGCTTGAATGGGTGAATGGCCTGTGGGCAAATGGCTTTGCACAGCGTCTTGCGCGTAACATTTCCCGCGCTCTCGTCGGCTCCATGAACACCGCTTCACAACTTGCCACGCAAGCATACCGAATTGGCCGTGGATTTTATCAGGCTGCCGACGGTGTAGTTGCCTTGACCGCTAAAATGCTGGGATTGAGCAAAGGCATGACAGCCGCTGGTCTAGGCGTTGGTCTGCTTGCGTCTTCTGCTGTTGGCCGGGGAGCACTCATCGCCATGGCCCGGCGAGTGCCAATGATTGCAGCGCTTCTAGCATTCGAGGATGTTCTCGCTGCTCTTAATGGGGATGACAGCCTGATTGGATCTACGGATCAGGGCCAAAAGGCTATCGCCAACCTTCAGGCGAAGTTTAAGGAGTTGGAGCAATCCGCCAGCCGATTTGCAGATGCCATTGCACGCGCCAGAGAGTCTCTGTCCTCCGGCTGGTCTGAAGGAAGCGGAGATTTTGGTTGGCTAAAGGGACTCTCAGACAGTTGGCAGAACCTGAAGAAGGAGTGGGATCAGCCGATCACCATTGCCGGATTTGAGCAGGGGTCCATTTCCGACGCGATGACGGCAATGGAAGGATGGGCAAAGAACGCAGGAGAAAACTTTACTCGTCTTTTTACTGACCCAGTGGGTTTGGCCTTAAAGATTATAGCTGAATCCATTGACCGCATCACCGCCGCCATTCAGCGGACTATCGAAGTCATGAATTCGATCCGCGGTGTTGTAGGGGGCGCCAGTTTCGAGGCGAATGACACTGGTTCTGGCTCACCATCATCAGCGCCGGGCCGGACGAGACGCAATGCGCTGGAGTTTAGGAACAGCTTGGTTCCTCAAATGCTTGGGTTCAAACGTACTCCTGATGACCGTGTGCGCGGGGCCTTCTCCACAGCAGAGGGCATGCAGCTTGACCCTGACCCTATGATTCAGGGCCTTGAAAGAATTAAGGCGAACCTCGACAGCGGCATCCTCGACCCAGCTCGTGCGGCAAGAGAGGCCTTGAGTGATCTTGAGCGAAACATTGAGGCAAAGGCCGACCTTAATATCACACCATTCTTGCAGAAGGTGGAGCAGGCTAAGCAGGCTGCTCGGTCGCTTGAGAACATCAACATTGGCAAGGGTGGTCGCGTCGGCCCTGTTGTTACCCCGGCTCGTGAGATGGTGGCGGACTGATTATGACAGCCATTGCATTCAGTCGGCTGATTGGCCCGGTATCGCTCGACGTGATCATCCGTGAGCAACACGAGACTGAGCTTGAGATCACGCTGAACCCGGTTGAGGCTTCGGCTGACATCACAGATCATGCCTACATGCAGCCGCGTCGGTTGGTGATGGAAGTCGCTGACCGCAGCGCTGCAGCAACGTGGCAAGCATTACGCCGGCTGCAGGAAAGCCGTGTACCATTCACGATGGTATCCGGGCTTGATATCTACCGGAATTTGCTGATCCGCCGACTGACAGCCGAACGTGATGCGACTTACAGCCAAGTGTTTCGTGGAACGGTTGAACTACAGGAAGTCATTCTGGTCGATACCGCTCAGGCAGCAGCATCCGATTCCAGCGGACAGCGCAAAAGCGAGCGGGGCGGAAAAGCTGACCCGGGCGGCAAAGACAGCCGCCGGTCGGCCGCGCCAACGTCGGAACGATCAGGTGACAGGCAGACATCTGATCGGGCGTCGAGCACAGTACAAAGGGGCGATAGTGCCACTAAGCCGGTCGAAGCAAGCCGCGGTTCCTCGCTGCTCTACAGCATGTTCGGAGAATGACCATGCGAGAGTTTGTTGTTACCAATGATGCTGATCAGCAGTTCACCGTCGTCCTTAACGGCCGTCGCTGCACAATCCGCATTCGCTACAATGTCACTGCTGAACGCTGGATGATGGATCTGTCCATCGACGATACGCCAGTTCTGACAGGACGCCGCCTAGTGGTCGGAAGCGATCTACTGGCTGCCTATGATTTTGGCCTGGGCTCGATCTTCCTGCTTTCCGAGACAGGAGAAACCAACCCGGGCCGGGATGAACTGCCCGGCGGGATGGTGAGGATGTATCACGCTACTCCGGCGGAGATTGCGGCTGTGGTCGGTTGAGGAAACATGCTCCAGTATATTCGGAAAGTCAGAGCCACATTCCAAGGCTCCGGCGGAGGCTTCACGGTTAATCCTGGTGGTGAGAATGGGCCTCAGATGAGGGTCGCATTCAACATTGCCAAGGATATATCCGGAAACGCCAACACCGCGGAAATTGAGATCTGGAATTTGGCTGAGGGCAACCGGAACGCTGTCGGCAAAGAGCTCGATCTTGTCACCTTAGAAGCTGGTTACATGCCGCCCGCTGGCATAAGCGCAATGGGAACATTGCCGTTCACCTCCGGCGGGGCGCAGACAGAAGCTTCAGCTTCAAGCTCGAATGTCGGCATCATCTTCAAAGGGGTTTTGCGCGACGTTCGTCATCGCCGTGAGGGCGCTGATATCATCACAACTCTTTCGTGCGGCGATGGTGTGAAAGCACTGCGAAACGCATTCCTGAGCAAAACTTATCCCGCAGGCACGCGTGTCGGCACTGTAATCGATGACCTCTATAAAGAGTTCGAGAAAGATGGGATTGATCGGGGCGAGTGGAAGGGTCTGGACGACCTTCCTCCTTTCCGGAGGCCATATTCCGTTTGCAGTTCGTGCACACAGGAGATGGACCGTATTTCTCGACAGAACAAGCTCTATTGGTCGTTGCAGAATGAGGCATTGGAGATCGTGCCAGGCAATGGCTACATTGAAGCTGCTGCCTTTCTGAGCCCTTCCACAGGCCTGATCGGAACGCCAACCATCACGGACAATGGCGTCCAGGTTGAGGCACTGCTCAACCCGGAAATCCGGCCAAACCGAAAGGTTGTCATCGAAAGCCAAACTCTTTCGATGAATGCTGAAGGCGGCGCCTATCGAGTTTCGGAGGTCGTCTACACTGGCGATAATAAGGATGGTGACTTCCGAGTGATCGTCACGGGCGAGCGGATAGAGGGCGGCAAGGTTGATGAGGGGGTGAAAAACTGATGGGCGGACACATCGGCAAAACCACTTCAAGGTTGGAAGACATTATCGACAGCCGCATCGCCGCAGATCGGGCCGAGCAGTGGGGGGAGATGCCGGGTAGGGTGGTTGCATTCGACCCCTCGACGCAGACCGCCACGATCCAGCCTTTGATCAAGAAGCTGCACCGGGGCAAAGAACACGAAATACCGGCATTGCTCGAGGTGCCAATCCGCTTCCCGCGTGCTGGCGGCTTTGTCATAACGTCGCCGATCAAAGCGGGCGATAAGGTGACCTTGCGGCCCCAGATGAGATCAACTGAAGGCTACCAACAGGACGGCGAAGGTTACACCGCGGCAGACAGCCGCTCGTTCAGCCTGTCAGACTACGAGGCCCATCTTGAGGGTGGTGAAAGTCTCACTGCGCCAATCCAGAACTTCAATTCCCAGAACATGGAAATTCGCTCGGCCGATGGGCAATTCGCCATCGAAATGAGTGAGGACGGCAAGTTTCGCATGCGAGGCGCGGCAGGAAACTGGTTCACGCTTTTGGCTGAAGCTTTACGCTTGATCGGCTCTGATGAGCTTGTCATCGCTTATGGATCATCATCGGGGACAAACCACTCATTGGCCAACCGCGATAACATCCTCGCGATCGCTGACAAATTCGACGAAATGTCTCTCTGAGGTTTGCAATGGTAAAGCGAATTGGCCTCGCCCTGACCGGCGATCCAGCTGATCTGTATTTGGATCCCAACGGAAACCTCGTTTTGGTTCACGACGCGCAGGCAATTGGTCAGCACGCCAGGCAGCGGCTAATGACGCATGAAGGTGAATGGTTTCTCGATACGAGCGCCGGCGTGCCTTGGATACCTCAGATATTGGGTTCGCCCGAAAATTTGCCTCTGGCAGAGGCTGTGATCAAAGCTGAGATTCTGGATACGGATGGGGTGACTGGGATTACCGACTTTTCCATTCGCCATTTCCGTCAAACCCGGCGGCTGGATGTTCCCAATGCCTCTGTCTCAACAGTATACGATGAGGACACCGGGATATGAGCGAGTACGGTGTGAGGCCGACCGGCTTTGTGGTTAAGCCGCTGGGCCGGATACTTGATGAAATCGAGCAAAGCTTGGTTACCGAATTTGGGCCCGGAATTATCCAGACGCCGCAGTCTCCCATGGGGCAGATAAATGGGTTGTTTGCCGACATGACTTCCGGGATGTGGGAGCTGGCTGAGGACGTATATCAGTCAATTGACCCTGATCAGGCAGAAGGCGCAAATCTGGATCGTGTTGGGCGTATTCGTCTTACCGAGAGGGGCCCAGGGGAGCAGGATGGTTCCTATCGTCAGGCAATTACCAACGAGGGAACAGCCCGGGTAATCCTCGCCGATCTGGCCCGTGCAGTCCAGAATGTGGACGGGGTGCGCTATCGTCAGGTTTTCGTCAACGAAACTTCGACCAACGATGAAAACCAGATGCCCCCCAACACAATCGCTGTGGCTGTGTTGGGTGGTGACGACGCGGAAATCGCCACGGTCATCAACCGATACATTCCCATGGGTATTTCGACCTATGGCGGCCTCATCGTGAACATTATTGAAGAGGGCTATTGCCGGTCGGTGCGGCTCATACGGCCAGTTGAAATGGATGTCCGGCTGACCGTTCAGATTACGGCATCTGCCAATCGTCGTGGCTGTCCTGCACCATCTCCAAGCGTCGTTGCGGCAGCTTTGGCCGAATACCTAGTTTCTCCGGAAACTCGCCCGTGGAATGGCCAGAACATTGATGCCTATCTGATCCGGCAATTCATCGAATCCACCTTTGATGGCGTCGAGTTCGTCGGCCTTTTCGGATACAAGGACGAGTTTACGGACCCCTTCTACAACTCAATTCCCTTTGAATTCTTCGAGATCGCGAATGTGACCGAAGTCACTGTAGTGCCGGGGTGAAAATGGCCCAGTGTCCAGTAGACTTTCAGGCTGTCGATCAACGACTGGCCCGCATACTCACGCAATATCGCGAGAGCCCTAAACTCCTCCATTTGATCCGCTCGTATTTGCGGCAAGTCGAGGTGATCCAGCAGGCCATCTGTAATCTGGCCTCGTATTTTGATCTCGACACGGCTGTCGGCGACCAACTCACTATCCTCGGTAAGCACATGGGCTTTCCGCGGCGCCACTGCGTTTGCTCTACCCAGCCAGTGTTCGGCTTTGATTGTAATCCTGATGAAGCGCTAACGATCTTTGGGTTCTGTGCCGAGGCTAACTGGTTGGCGTGTTCAGATGTCGGCATTGCTTATGTCACCATCAACGATGACGAGCTTTACCGGAAGTTTCTTCGAGTGCGAAGATACCAAATACAGGCCTACTTCGATCGCAGCAGCCTCAACACTGCCATCAGGACGCTCTGGGGTGAGCAGGCAATGATTATGGAGCATGGTCGAGGCAGAGTGATCCTTGCGCCCGGTCGTCCACTAACGACAGCTGAACAGGCTGTGGTGCAGCTCTACCCGAGGGTGCTGCCGGTCCCCCTTGGTATTGCTGTCAGATTTCATTTCGGATCTCTCCGACCCTTCGGATTTGGAGAGGGATGGGGCGGGTTCTGCGATCGGCCATCACTCACCGGCAATGCGATTACCTCCGAAGATGATCAGGAAATTCTGTCGGAAGACGGGCAGCAGATTATGGCCGATGGCATGGGTGCCGATTCCGAGTGGATATGCCCAGTCGATGTCCGCGCTTACGATTGTTGAAAGGTTGAACCATGGCAGACTTTGACCCGCCCTTCGGGAACGTGGCGGATAAACGTTATCCAACAAGCGATGAGCAGCAACAGGGCTTCACCTGCGGTGGTGCTGACATCGAGCTGTTCCGGGGCATGTTCCATCGGATTGAGGCTGAGATTGGGGCCGTCATTACCGCTGCGGGTATTCCTCAGTCCAATACGGATCTCACACAGCTATATCAGGCTATTCTCGCTCATATTGCAGCGGCCAGTGGTGGCGGCGAGCCAAATGACTACATTCTCATTGCGCAGGCTCGAGGACGCCTACCAATCTTCCCTCACGTTCAGACCGTGGATGGTCGGATTACCGTCATAACGTCGGGTGGTTCATCTATACGTGTGCCCGGAGGTGTGGAGTTTCTTCACCGGGGGATATGGCCGGTAACCACCGTGCAGACGGATTTTGCCACCGCACCGAGTAAAATTTACCATGTACGCTGGCATTCAGTGGAGGGGATCGTTTTCCGCGATCTGGCGGACCCGATCTATAATCCCAGCGCGTTGGCCGAGACGCATCCAGTCTTCGACTCTGGCTACGATGACATGCTTATCGCGCGCGTTATCACCAGCAGCTCGAACATTGCTACAATTACCAATCTCGCCAATCTTGATCGGCTGTTTTTGACGCAAGCTTCAGGTGGTCCGGCAACACGAAACCCGGCCAACTTGGACGCGTATCTGTTCACCGGAACTGTGCAGCAAAATTGGTCCAGGACCCCGCGAATTTTTGCGGCGAGCGGGTTTCTCGGAGTCGCGGCAATCAACCCGGGCGGTGTCATGGATGGGATTGCAAATGCCATCGAGAATAAAACTCACTCCCGATACTCAGCTGCTGCGCGCATCACGACCGATTGGCATAACGTAATCTCGGTTGCCTCACCCACCGGCCATATTGAATTTACGCTTGCGGCGTAGGGGGTAATCTATGCCTAAAATTAGCGAATATCCCACGACAGACTTTCCTTCGCTGGAACATGAGTTTCCAGCGTCTCGGGCAGGCGAGACTCACAAGCTTCGGCTTCGACAAGTTCGCGATATAATGGAGTTTGATGCCTCTGAAATCTCATTCGAGCAAACGAATGTAGGTTCATCACTCCAAGCCTTACAAACCGGCAAAGCCAATCTTTCTGATTTTCTTCTACTGGCGAACGCATTCAACAATGCCAGATGGGATACCGCTCAGATTGCTGACAATGCCATAGAGACTCCCAAAATTCGCGATGGTGCGGTAACTGGGCCCAAAGTGCCTGATGGCGCTTTTAGCTTGGCAAAGCTGATTAACTTCACAGGGCCGATCATAGTTGGACGTTCATCGGGCACTGGCCCGCTGATGCCTCTATCTATGGATGCACTCTGGAACATGATTGCGGGGCAGTCAGGTGATTTTGGCCCGTCTGGCGCCATTGTGCTGCCTATCAACGTTCTGGGAATTAGGCGGAGCCTGATTTATCAATGGGGCACCTTGTTGGGAGCGACGGCTGATTATGTCGTCAATTTCCCGATGCAATTCCCCAACGGCCTTTTGAAACCGCAGACGCAGATGTTCAGTTCTGGCGCTGGGCTAAACGCAGTGACGTGTAACGTCGAGAGCGTCAGCACATCATCATTCACAGTTCGGCGGCGCTTGATCTCCAACGGCGGAACTGTGACCACGACGACTATCGGCGGTTATTGGGACGCAGTGGGGTTCTAAATGGAAGAATTTGTTTATCACGGCATGTTTGATGAGCAGGGCTTACCGATCACATATTTCAGAAGTGACGCATGGCCAATGGTGCCAGATGGCGCGGTAGAGCTTACCGAAGATCAATGGCGCGAATTCATCTATCACTCTGGCTTGCGTCGTTGGGACGGCGAGAAACCCGTAGAGTATGTGCCGCCTGCGCCAGAGCCAATACCCGTGACGGAAGTGACCATGCGGCAGGCCAAGATCCAGCTTAGCCGTGCTGGGATCCTGACACAGGCTGATGCGGCAATACAGTCAATGCCTGGGCAGCAGGGCGAGGAAGCGCGGATCGAATGGCAATATGCCACGACACTCCGCCGTGCTCATCCACTTGTGGATGCACTCGGTTCTCAGCTGGGTCTGTCTGTCGAGCAGATTGACGAACTATTTGAAGCAGCCGCTCTTATAGACTGATTATCCTCTAATTCTGCCAATGTCCGCCGCCCATCGAGGCGGCTTTTTTATTGGAGCCACCATGGCCAACGCACTTTATCCCAAATTCAAAGAAGCTCTTCTTGCGGGCGACATCGATATTCCGGAAGACAGCGTTCGCGCAGTTCTCATTGACGTGAGCGAATACACCTTCAGCGCCACCCATGATGCGCTGAACGATGTTTCGGCGGGTGCGCGTATTTCCGGCCCTCAACCATTGGCTTCGAAAACCATTTTGAATGGCACGCTCGATGCAGCCAATCTGACCTTTCCGGCAGTGCCTGGCGGTGCAGTTGTTGGCGCAGTCATCATCTACGTCGATACCGGCACCGAGAGCACATCTCCTCTCATCGCCTATATCGATACCGGCTCAAACCTGCCCATCACGCCAAATGGTGGCGATATCAATCTGAACTGGTCCGAAAGCGGCATCTTCTCCCTGTAAGGAAGCGCGTCATGGCTGTAACGACCCCTGCGCCTTCGGTTGTGCCTGGCTTTGAATATGCTGTGCGCGTGGCCGTATCGAGTGCAGAGCCGGTGTTCCCGGAAGCCTGCGAGTTGCGCGCCGATGTTCGGCGTTTTTCGTACTCCACCGACAGAATTGCAGATCTGACAACCGACAACGGCGGGCTGCTGCGGATCGATGATGAGACGGTGGAGATTCGGATTAGCGCAGTACAGACGGCCAGCATCAGCGGCTGCTCGGTCGTGTTGGATCTGGTTCGCACGGATGTTCAGCCTGAGAACTATCTCTACCTGAGGCTCAGCCTGCCGGTCATGTCGCCAATAACCAGGGGCCATCCATAATGGAGACGGTGCGCATCTCTCGCACGATGGGTCTGGCGACTGTCGTCATTTCGGCGGGCATCAGCGGTGTAGCCATCAGCGCCGCACCGGTTGAGGAAGGCAATCGCCAGACTATCCGGCTAGCCAGAATCCAATCCACTGCTGTAGTTTACGAACCAACCTTCGAGCTTGCGTCAAACCCAGCTCAGGATATGACGCCTGCGCACATCCCGGCCGCGGCTGTTGTTCACCCGGTAGCCGTTTCGGCTGGATCTGTCACGATTGCGCCGGCTGAGATTACCTCTTCGGTCGTGGTGCATGAGCCAACTGTCGAGGCCGGGCCCGTCGATGTGCTTCCCACTCACGTCTCATCCACGTCGCTTGTTCATCCGGTGACAATGAGCGCAGGACCGGTCAACGTTGCACCGATCCTGCTCGCGTCAACGGCCATCGTATACGCCCCGCATTTCTCAATCGCTGCGCCTTGGTATGACGATCCGCTATTTGATACCTGGGCAGCCGGTGTGGACTGGAACAATGACCGCGCCTTTATGCCCGTCGGGCCAAAGGTTGGCGGCAAGTATCCAAAACGCGAAGCCGCAATCAGCGAGATCATTACGATCGAAGGCCCAGCCGGTCGCAGCTACATACCCGTGAACGGTTTACCCTTCTCATATGATACACTTGAGAACGCGCCCCGCTATGATTGGCAGCGTGGCCGGCGGCAGTGGTGGATTGATCCCGTCCCGCGCTTCAATCGCATCTACAACGCTGCAATCTTCATCACGCCCGTAACCATTCACATGATCAATTACAGCTACCTGTTCAGCTTCTACGGAACTGGATATGTGGAATGCACCGGCGACACTGTGCCGGGCGGTTCATGGCGTCTTGATGGCACTGGCGCGGATGAAATGGTGTGGGCATTCTTGCCTCATCCCGATTCCGGAGATGTTACTGTCACACCGCATGGTGATGTCCGCTTCATCAACGTCGATACCCACGGCGTCACAGGCCTTGACCCGAACTATCCAACCAACTTCATTCCAACAGCAAGCGAGCGTGTTGATCGTGCACGTGAGCATGCCGTTCTGGCACCGGATATCGTTGCGATGCTGGGGCAGGCGGGATCAATGCTCATCCAGGGGCAGTTCACGACCGGCGTCAACAATCTCGTGCCTGGCGGCAACAACCGCCGCGTTATCGTCGGATGGGATCACGATGCCTATCTCGGCATAGATGGTTCCGGGAACGTGGTTAATAACACCGGCCATGGCAATCTTCTCTCAACGCCGATGGGTTCTGGCGACAGCTACGACCCATTCCGCTTGGTGTTCAGTTTCCTTGAGCGTGACTTGGCAGGTGGCGATGGCATAAGGCGCGTGGCGGCCAACGGTGGAGCCGTGGCTCAACATGCTCATCCATGGCAGGGCGGGCCTGGAGATCATACGGGCTTTACGCTCGCCCGTGTTCCAAACTGGTTCCAGGCACAGGATGCCGGCGCGGGCGGCTACGATCTGATGCTGTTCTCGCCTGAGCTCATGGCCGCTTCGGACGTGCAGCAAACTTCGCGATTCATTTGATTGCCGCTTACTCTCGTGATCTGGGCAACACGGCCAAATCAATGGCCTTCAGACGATTTAAGATTTCGACGTAGTTCTCACCAATTTCTCTTTGCGCGAGCTCATTCTCAATAGCAAGGAAATCAGCTTTTGCTGCGCTTCTCATCCACGCACCTGTTGCGAAGAGTGCCCATATCCAAGGCACATATTCCATAAGTAAACCGTTCATATCCATCTCCTTACACCACACATCAATCAAAGTAGGGCGCATCCATGAAAATGAGCAATCGCGGTCTGGCCGAATTGGCCGGGCACGAAGGAATTGTCACGTCCCGGTACAAGGACAGTGTCGGTGTCTGGACCGTAGGCGTAGGCCATACCAAACCTGCTGGACCGCCCGATCCTGCAAAGGACACGCGAACATATGAAGTCCAAGAGTTGATCGAACTATTCCGGAAGGATGTGGCGAAATACGAGTCGGATGTGCTCCGGGCTGTGAAAGTGCACCTGACACAGACGCAGTTCGATGCGCTGGTTTCCTTCCACTACAACACCGGCGGCATCGCGAATGCACAGCTCACCAAGTCGCTAAACGCCAAGAATTTCAAGTTGGCCGGTGAGCAGTTCATGGGCTGGTCCAAGCCGGCTGAGATAATCCCTCGCCGACAGAAAGAGCAGAAGCTGTTTCAGAGCGGCGTCTATTCGAACAATGGAATGGCAAACGTCTATCCTGCTTCGTCATCTGGCGCGGTCCAGTGGGGCAAGGGCACGCGCATCGATGTATTGAAGATGCTGGAGACTAATGCTTCCACGTCACCACCTTCTAACCCCGACAATTCAGGTGTTTCAGGGCCAAATGACGGCGTTTCGTCACCACCCCGCACCCCGTCCATCATCCTCGCAGAAATCCGGGCTCTCCATGAAGAGCTTGAAGAAGCCATTCGCTGACATCTCCAAAGGAAACATCGTTATGAAACGTGTACTCATTGCCGCTGCTGCGGCGCTGGCTCTCACCGGCTGCGCAAATATGGACGGACTCATCCAGTCAAAGCAGGATGAACTTGCACAGATCTGCCGCACCGAGCCGATCATTCACGCCGCCTTTGTCGCAATCGCTGCTGACGGCAGCATCTCAAAACGCATTGTCCAGGCTGAGCTTGAAGCGCACACCACGATTGCAGCGATCTGCGCCAATCCTCCGACTGATACCGCTACGGCTCTGGCTACCGCGGCCGAAGCCTATGCGCGGGTATTGTCTGCTCGTGCCAAAGCCGCTGAGCAGGAGAGCTGATATGTCCAGTTTGAAAACTGCAGTCATCAAGGCTGCCGTCTCAGGTGCTGCGAGCGCGGCGGCCAGCCCGAATATCGCAATTGACCGTTCGGCCATTCAGCCTGTAGCCGAAACCATTGCGGCTCGTATGGAGCCCATTATCCAGCACGTCACTAACACTGAGCCTTGGTGGCGCTCACGCGTCACGCTTGGCGCGCTGCTGGCTTTGTTCTCAGGCGTCGCCGGAACGATGGGCTACGTGATGCCAGATGAACTTCGCGGGGAAGTCCTCGAACTGTTGGTTGCTGCTGGGCCGGTGATCGGCGGAATTGTGGCCCTGTGGGGAAGGTGGGTTGCCAAGCAACCACTCGGCACCTGAACCCATGCGCAGCAAGGAATACTGTACCCATGGATTTGAACGGCGACCTCTTCGGAAAAAACACGCAATTGGTGGTCGCCGGTATTGCCGGGGGCCTTGTTCGTTGGCTGACGCTTAGGGAGAGCTGGCGGAGCCTTCTGCCAACTCTTCTGGTTGGCGCTCTGACCTCAGTCTATCTCGGCCCGCACTTCACAAACTGGCTGTCTCCGATCCTTGGAGCCATCACGCCAACGGGAACCAGTGAAGACACTCTGGGCGGGTTTCTGGCTGGTGTGGTGGGCATAGGACTGACCGGCCTCATCATCGACTTCTGGAATGTGAGGCGTGGCAAGATCGTACCATCGGAAACCGACAAGGGGCCGACGACATGAGGAACAAGGCAAAGGTAGCGGCCAAGTTCGCGATAGGGCGGGCTCTCTCTGTCATGTATGGGGCGATGGTCGGTATAGGCTTCTGGGCTGTCATCCTGATGGTCGGCCCGGTAATCGAAGCGCGCTTCTACCCAGTGATCAAGGATTTTACGATTGAGGATGTGGTGCGAACTCCGACAGGCGTGCTGTTCACTCCGCACTTCTACAAGCAGCGCACGGCGTTTTATCAGGGCTCATCGTGGGAAGTTGTGAACGAGGACGGATCCAACGTCCGCGTGCAGGCTCAGTTGCCCGTTGTCTTCACCGCACCTGAGACTGGCCCAGTTGGCCCGCGTGTTGGCCGGCAGATATTCCTGCCATTGCCGGAAGGTCCTCAGTGCTTCATCGGCACATACTTCCACGACACCGGCTTCTTCTGGCAAGCCGCCACAAAGTTCGGGCCGTTCTGTGTTCACGAGAAGAAAATACAGCTACCGCCGAGTTAAGTAGTTGGAACCCAATCCAATATCACAAATACGA